ACTGCATCTATTCCTGCGGCAGCCCCAGAGGCAAGACCCCCTATGTCTTTTACTGATTTAGCCAAATCATTAAGGGCTGTGCTTGTTCCAGTTAAGTTGGTATTTGTTGATGAGCCAAGCGAAAATAGTTTGCCTACAGCATTCTCTGCCCTTGTGGCAGTCCGCGTAAACTCAGCAAGTGCTTGTTCAAGGTTTTTTATATTAGTGGTATCGGCCATTAATCATCCTCTCCGAACAAGTCTCTTATCCCAGAAAGATCTTTTGGAAGCCTTCTGGTTCTTTCTTTTGTTCCCATATTATTATTATCTAAATTAGTATTTTTATACTTATCCTTTATCGCTTGAACTATGCTGCTCTCTTTAAATGCACCGGTAAGAATTTGGTCTTCGAACTCTTTGTCCGAGGCAAAGCCGCTATCTTCTGGGTTGGCACGAGCATCTTTGAGTTTCTGGACAGCCTCAGCGTTCCAAAAGGACGCTAGATATTCAACAAAGTTTAGGGTTAAATCAGATGATTCCTTTTCATCCCTTGCAATCATATGGGCATACCACGTCCATTGGGCTCCGGTTATATCCTTAAAAATCGGATCATCGACCTTGCATCCCCATATTTTGCATAATTTCCAACGGAGCCTTTGGTATGGCTCCGCTGCTATTTTTTTACAGTATCAAAGCCTACGTCTTTTCCTGATCTTTCAACAAGAGATTCATACTCTCTAAATATCTTTTCAACTAACGTTGACTGCATATCTAGAATAAAAGAAACATTTCTATCTTCCACGGTTTCACCTTCGTGCTCTTCAGAAAGCTCAGATAGCGGAACTGAGTTTATTTCTTTTACGCAATAAGAAACGGCTATTGCCTTTGAGTGTAAGACTCGATCCATTTCGTCCGCCCTCATCAGAACCTTCATCAGATTAGCCTGCTCGCTTGCAGATAATGTTGATATCTTAAATGTAAATCCACTAATCTTAAACTCCTCGGTCAACTTGCCTAGTAATATAAGATTTTTTAGATCAGATATCTTCATGCTGTTTTCCGACTCTTCAACTTCTTCGGCCTTATCGGCAGATAACATATCCTGCATTTCTTTCATCCGACTATTCTCAGATAAACTTGCTTTAACTTTTGGCATATTTACTCCTGTTTTATATAATTATACTCTATAAATAAAAAAGCACCATACATTTGTATGGTGCTTTTGTGCAATTATTTATTGCTAAATTTAGCCGCCATAAGCAGCAGAAATAAGTCCAGCAAAGTCGAGTGGACCGCGTCTCGTGCCCGTATCAGCAGACTGCTCAACCGAGTCAACCTGCCTTCCCGGAATCTCTCTAGCCCCAGAAACACCCTGGCTATCAGCAACTGGGCCGCCGGCTCTAGTTGATGACATAAATTCAGCGGATACACCAGCATTCTCTGCAATAACGTAATCATTTACAGTATAAGACTTCGTTAAAGAGGTAAAGAAGCAGTTATGGTAAGTTGTAACAACTGCGTTATCTCCGTCGCCAGTAAACTTGTCAATAACCACAATGTCAAAGGGTATTCTCTGGGCATGGATGTTTCTATAGCCTCTAGAGAAAGCCTCAGGAAGTGATAGTCCATCAAAAACGACTCTATTAACTGTCATGGTGATCTTAGCTGGCTGGTTGGGCACTAGCTCAATAACGCCATCCGTTCCAACCTCAGAAATAGGCTTTACGCCTCTATTTTGATTTTCCTGGAATGACTGCACGGCACCAACCGGCTCCCCTTCTACATAGATAACAATCTGAGTAGATAGGCCAGTTCTGGTTTTGCTACCATTATCTGGATTATCAAAAATGGTTCCTGTATTTGGATATTCGGCCATTATATTCTCCTATTTATTATATGATTCCAACTTCTATATCGATAAATATGTAATTAATCGGATAAGCTGGAGTAAATCGCAAGAAGACATTAATTTGCCTTGGATCAACCTTGTCCTGCTCAACCTTAATGTTGTCAAAGAAGGTTACCAATCCTTGACTAACTAATCCTGACATAATTGATCTCGTTCTTTGGTTAATTAGAAGATTTACATCTGGGTTCTGAACTCCGCCGATAAATCCTGCCAAAGAATTCCTGAGTGTCTTCTTTACAAAGTCTCTAATGAAGATAATTGAGATTTCCTCATCCTCAATAAATCCGGACTGACTAGTCGTTCTTCCCGCAAGAACTCTGCCGCCACCAGATACTGGCTGAAGCAGGGTTGCGCCAACGGCACCAATCTGGTTCTGGATAATTGGCCTAAAGATCTTATCTCTCGTAAGAGAGAATCCAGATAGAACCTTGTTAGTAAGCGGTATGGCAACATTCTGTCTTGCAGATAGATAACCTGCAGCGGCAGCAGCAGCATAGAATCCGTGAAGCGCAACGTTTGTTCCATTTACATTTCTTACAATTTCATCAGGATAGAAGTATACGCATCTATTGCTTGTGTAATTGTCACTAAGCTTGAAGTTGACTAGATCTTCGGTATTTCCAGATAGGATCTCCTCGGGATCGTCTCCCTGAATTCCTTCGATAATTCCGATATCCTCTACTGCAACTTCCTCAGTTCCTATGATGGCCGCAGGTGTTACGCCCATTTGAGCGCCGATAAACGATACTCTTTCTTTGCGATTTACAATAGAACTCATATTTTCACAGTGATTTACGGAAGCTCTAAAGACAGATGATATCGCCTGACTCGGAAGAGGTACTATGATCTGAGCTTCTGCGGCTTCAAGCGCCTCGAATGCCTCAAACCAATTTGTATCAAAGAAGTCTGCATCATTTTCATCAATATATGAAATTCTGATTCCGTCGCCCTCTCTGATAACCCCGCTTGATACAAGATCCTGATGAAGAAGCAGTGAAGCATCATCAGCATTTGTATTCGACGGATCTTTGACAAAGAATTGAATATCAGAGTAAGAGCTTATCAGATCTAGCGGCGTACCATTTTCGGCAGCGACATAAACAAGTGAGTCGTCCTCAACGGAGGTTATCTCAAGCTCTACTGAAGGAATGCCGAGAGCCGCATTAAATAGCTGCCCCGATATCTCTTCAACAGAAGTGTAAACTGTTCCAGAGGCATCCTCCATGCTGGTGATCACTATTACATTTCCAACGTTTACTCCATCAAAATCAATTTCAGGAGTCGTGAAGTACACCTGGCCAGACTCGACATCTAGAGTGCCGTCATCACCGCTCGCAACAATGTCCTCTTCGGAGTTAACAATCGTATAGGAGAATGCATTATCAGAGCTTGATATCCACTGACCCTGCTGAATATCGCTTTCAAGCTGAGAGTTGTAGAAAGCAACTTTATTCGGGAAAACCTGAGTCTCTACACCGTCTCTTACAACAAATATGTTTACTCTTGAGTCGGAATCAGGCCTACCATTACGAAGACCCTCTATTGGTCTCGGAATAACAAATCTGAGATCGTCAACTTCACAGGCATCTGCATTGCTTGCTCCAGCATCATAGCAAGATGAGAAGCCGCCATTACCAAGTGAGTCTCTTTCTTCAAGTAAAGTTACAGATGTTCTTCTGGGAACTGGAGGCTTACACTGAACGGCTAGCACGCCCGGTGCGCCATTTTCTAGGGCCATCTGTGCGCCAAGAGAAAGAGCGTTTGACTCAGAAACCAGACCATGCTTTGTAAATAGATCGTTTGCTTCAGTGAAGAACTGTGGATCATTCAGGTCTAACTCAAAGATATATTTGGCTACAAGATTATCACCCTGAGCAAGTGCTCTTGAGCTGACATCTACAAAGAATTTGTCGCCAACCTCAAATGGTGTACCACCCTCTTCTATTCCCAGCAGAAGAAGCCCGTTGTTCTGAAGAAGGTGGAACGTCAGTCCAGTATCTGCCAACCCAGTAGCTCCGACTCCCTCAATGTCATCGAAAGATACAGTCTCGTCCTCTAAAGATACAAGTCTAACGCGCCTAGTTGATGTAACATCCGTTATTACAAATCTGCCGCCACCAAAATTGCTTCCGGGGCAAATAAGTACAGTCTTACCGACATCGCCGGCAGTAAAGCTTCCTTCTGTAGCGGGCTCTCCTGTAAGCTCATCATGGGCAACAGAATCATCATCAATTAGAATATTCATAGCCCGGATAGACCAATCTAGTGCGTCGTCAGGCTCCTCTCCCCAGGCGGGGTCGGCTGGGCCAAGGCTATCGCTGATCACAGTTATGGTTGTATCTACGCCATCGTATTCAATTGATTCGATCTCATGGCCGGCATATCCATCAACCGTAACTGAACCATTGGGATCTAAGCACAAAAAGTCTCCGGGAAGAGCCTGTCCCTGTGAAACCAAGTCAGCCCCAGGTACAACAAATGTATTTGATGTTTCAAGAGAAGTGTCTCCCTCTCTTATTGTTACAAAACCCTGCGGGAAGGCTGTAGCAGTATTGTCTCCATAAGCAACCTCAAAGCCGTCTACACACTCTGAGACATTTCCAGATATTGCTCCGGCATTACTGGTGAAATACCCACTGGTAAATGTAATTGGAGCACCGGTATCGTCATAAATTTGCCCAGATATTGAGCCGGTTGCAGTAAAGGTTGATAGACCAGGAATTGGGTCGCCATTTGAATCTCTTACGACAGAGACACACTTGATAGTCCACCTTTCACTTGGTGCGGAGTCATCCAAGATATCAAGAGTAACTAGTGGATCACAATCATCATTTACAACAATAATTCCGGTACCTATATTGGATGAAGATGCAGAGAACGCTTTCCCATCCTGATCGCCTATTGATGCCCCTCTAAGCTCTATGCATCCCGTGGTGGGATCTAGCCTAAAATCAAACGGAGTAGAAATTCCGCTTGCATCAATCTCTTCTTCTTTTCCGAATAGGAGTGTTCCGTTTAGCCTTAGCTCAGTTCTACCGCTTACAACTGGCCAATTCTGAAGTCTAAAGAACCTTCCATCTGCAGAGCCTGTGGGGCTACAGTCGGAGTTTCCATCGGTGCCGGATCCAGCAGCAGACTCGATTACAGTCTCCTCCCTGAGGCCTTCACCCATTACGCAAACTATTCTAATTCCGCCAGGAATTGATACGCCCCTGGAGATAACCCTATCTCTGGCAAAAGCTCCGGGCTGTATAAATCCTGATACTCCAGGTATGTTAGCCATTTAAAATCCTCCGCATATATAATATGTCATCAAATTATTTATTATTAGTAGTTTCATTTTAAATTTCCGTTAAATCAACTATTTCACTAAACCTTCTCGATAGCGAGTCGCCATTGGTCTTTAAACCAGGTATTGGAGTCCAGGTTGGTTCCAGCGTAAAAGCTATTTTCTCAACAATATTTTCTATTGGAACCTCTACTCTCCATTCGGATAATGTAGTTAATGATATTGTGTTATTATATACATAATCATTAGCATATGATTCGGCAGATTCTCCGCCTATTGATAAATTACTTATAAATAATCCATTTGCCCTAAGCTCATTCCAAAGCGAGTACTGAAGAGCAAGCGAAACTATATCAGTTAGCTCTTGCAGTTCTGCTTGGCTTTCAGAGTATATTTGAACATCAAATCTAAGCTCCCACCGGCCAGCATAAACTCTGTGAGTTGGAGTGCTAAAAACCTTTCTTGCACCATACTCATTTTCAATTACATCAGTTCTGTATTTATAAGTCATGTTTTGATTAAAGGATAAAGGCTTATATGATCCGCCATTTGCCTTAATCAAGATT